GTTCGCATAACGGAGATTGCGGAAACCTACCAAAACAACGTTGAAGAAATAGATATTACCTTCGGCGAGAGCTTGCCAGCGCTTTTAACGCAAATACGTCAGATTACAAAATAAAGGGGTGTAACTATGGAAAAATCGAGTTTTTTTAACAGCGTATCCGGCGACCGGAAATATAAAGCCGAAGATTGGGCTTCGTATTTCGCTTCGTTCATCGGAAACGGCGTTTTCCCTGTTCCTTCAACGGGGCTTCAAGTTGTAGCGGGAAACGGAATGCAAGTAACCGTGAAGGCGGGAAAAGCGTGGATCAATGGCTATTTCTACGACAACACAAGCGACCTTTCCTTGACGCTGGCGACGGCTGACGGCGTTTTGAACCGAATTGATCGCGTTGTCGTCCGCTGGGACTTGACGAACCGCCTTATTTCGGTAAAGGTGAAATCCTCTTCCCCGTCCGCTTCGCCTTCCGCGCCGAATATCGAGCGGGACGCGGATATTTACGAATTGGCGCTGGCTGATATTTACGTCGGAGCGGGCGTTACATCAATTACCGGATCGAGGATCACGGACAAGCGGCTGGATACGTCCGTTTGCGGCGTTGTTGCCGCCGTTGTAGAACAGATCGACACAGAAGCATTTAACGAACAGCTTGAAGCGTGGTTCGCAGAGTATCAGAGCGACAGCGCGGCGGAATACAATTCCCTTGTTACGTATATGAATTCCTTGAAATTACAGGGAGATACACAATACGACGCGCTGGAAGAGTATTTCGCGGATTTCAAGACACAGGCGCAAACCGATTTTGATACGTGGTTTGACAGCTTGCAGGACGTGCTGGACGAAAACACGGCGGGAAATCTTCTGAATATGATTACGGCGCTTTCCGCCCGCGTCGATCTGATCGAAGCCGTCGTATTCAACGATATAACCGAAAATCCGTTCCTTATCCTGTTTGACGACCTTTCCGGCGTTAATACAACGGGCGTATGGAACGAGAACTTACAGCGTATCGAATGCTAAAACGGTACGCTTGCACACGGGCGGAATTATCGTGCATTATAGGAAATCTGTTTGTCGAGCTTTCGCCGCCGTGCGAGCATTGCGGCGAAGATACTTTGACAATCACGGGAACGACCGTAACCGGAAGCAAAGCAACGCTTTTCGTTACGGCGGTTGGTTTTGATTTCGAGGGGTGCGCCGAAGATACCGTTATGATCGACCGCATACGAAAAGGACGGTGCATAAATGCAGAGGCAGGAACGAGGAAGAAAGGAACCTTCGGAATTTAACGTAATCGTGAAGTGCAAAGATTTAATCAAGCACACATTCACGATCACAAATTCGACAGAACGCTTCCCAAAGAAATACCGATTTACCCTTGTGAACAGGATACAGGATAAAGCGGTGGATATTTACGAATGCGCGCTGGAGGCGAACGAATTAAACCTTCTGGACGCGCAGGAATTCAAGGAACGGCAGAGGCTTCAAGCGAAGGCAATGACCTATTGCAAGGAGCTTCTATTTTTCATAGAGCTTTCGCACGAACAGGGCTTCATATCAACGAACAGTTGCGAATATTGGTCTAAACTTGCGCTTGACGTGAAGTATATGTTAGCCGCGTGGAAAAAGCGGGATCGTGCGAGAGGGTGAACCGTTTGGGGTACATCTTGTTACGCCTAATTCGTCGAACGCGCAGAACGTCCGCAACGTCAATTCCGATGGCACGCTGAACAACAACAACGCTTACAACGGGAACAGGGGCGTTCGCCCGCTTCGGTGGACTATGTGAACGAGTAGGCACAGCCGAAAGCAGAATACCACCATCAAAGGAAGGTGTATCCCGTCGCCGCTATCCACGGCGGGGACAAATACAGGATCGCCGATACCGGAGCATACCGCCTTCCGGCGGCTGGCAAAGGTTATAAACAGCGAGGATTTTTTATTATGACAGACTTTGAAAAGATACACAGTTTTGAAAGCCTATACAATGCCTACCGAAAGGCGCGGCAAGGCAAGAGGTGGAAAGGAGCGGCGGCAAAGTTTGAAGTAAACCTTCTTGAAGCGCTGAACCTGTTAAGCTACCAGCTCAAAACGAAAAAGTACACGCTTTCGCCGTACAACACGTTCGAGGTGTACGAGCCGAAGCGCCGCGTGGTTATGTCGAACAGCTACAAAGACAAGGTTGTTCAACATTCGCTTTGCGATAACGTGCTTGAACCGATCCTTACAAGATCGTTCATAACGGATAACTACGCTTCGCAAGTGGGCAAAGGTACGCATTACGGGTTAGACAGGCTTCAAGAATTCTTGCGGAGGTTTTACCGTAAAAACGGGATTGACGGGTGGATATTGAAGGGTGATATATCAAAATACTTCTATTCCATTAGGCA